CATAAGCGGCCGTGAGGACCGTGCCCGCGAACGCCGTCACTTGCGTGGTGCGCTCGGCGGCCGGCAGCGCGAAAAACTCTCGTGGCAGATAGATCGTGAGCCACAGCACCAGGCCGCTGTACCCAAAGAGAAATATTCGAGGCACGACGCGCCAGCTGTCGAAGATCTCGGCAGCGTCGAGCCGTGCCTGCTTGTTCACGCCAACGCGCCACCGGCGCCGCTGTAGACCGCGAGCAGATCCGCGAGCTTGTCTTCGGGTTGGCCGGAATCGCCGCCCGGCAGGCTCGCCCAGACGTTGCGCAGCCGGCCGATCGCCGGTTGGATGTTGCCGGAATTGATGAGCTCGAGCGCGCCCTTGGCCTCGAAGCACCAAATGCACCAGCGATTTTGCGAGGCCGCCTCGAAGTCGGTGAGGATGAGCGGCAGCGCGCTGACACCTTCCTCCCAGCTGGGTTTGTTGATCTGGTAGCGGCCCGCGGCGGTCGAGACGCTGTGCGCGTAGCGCGGACCCAAGCTCGCCAACGATTCGCCGACGTGACCCTCCCGGCCTATCCACTCGGGCGGCGAGCCATCGGCCGACGGGCAGGCCGGGTGCTGCGCCAGGCTCACGATGGTGTGCGACCAGGGTTCGGGATAGCCGTAGCACACGCGATACGGATCGGCCGCGCGGTCGGAGCCTTCGCTGTGCGAGAGCAGCGCGAGGAACGCGAGTTCGTTCTGCGTGATCACTTGCGGGCCAGCATGACCACGGCGATGAGCGTGCCGACGAACACCAACGCGCCGATCAGCTGCGCCTTGTGGTTTTCCAGCCAGCTGACCGCGATCGCTTCGTCGGCGACGAGCTTCGTTTCCGCGACGCGCGCGGCCGCAGCAAGACCGACTTTGAGCGCGTTCGCTTCGGTTTCGATTTCCTCGGGAATCTGCATGGATGGGGGCTCCGGTGGGACAAAGTGGGAACACCGCCCCGGTCCCCGCGCGCCTAGCTACTTACGCAGCGACAACTTCGGCGCGCGGGACCAGAGTGGGATGCGGCGCGCACTTTGAGCGGCCGCCCCCCCATCCGTCGCAGAATCGTGTCGCGGCTTTTTTACGAGATCGACCAGGAGTGCCCCGAAGGCGTGACGCGGGTCCGGTCACACACCCCATTTCGTATGCAAGTACGCCTCGACTTCCTCGATCTCGGTCAAGGTTAGGACGCGGTTGTAGACAATCAATTCGGCTATAGAGCCGGGGAAGTCTTGCCCGTTCACTTCTGGATCGTAGAATGCGCCCCCGGTCCCTGTGCTTATTGATGCCGTCTGTGTACCGCTGCTGTCGACCGCTTGACCGATGCGGAATGCCCACGCTCCCGATGTAGTGTTGTAGGTGACATTCGCCTGATACCACGTTGCGGTGCTCAGCGTAGCGGCCGAGCTTGCGATGTTCGCCGCGTACGAATCGACAATTTGCAGTTTCCCGACCGTTGAAATTCCGAACTCAAACGAATGCGCACTCGCGCCGCAAATAAAATCAAAAAAGCCGGTGACGCTGGTCGCCTTGAACACCACAAAGGCGCTGACTGTTTCGAGCACTGGCCCCGCGCCGGGAAGCAGATAACGACCAGCACTCGAACCTGGCAGCGCTAGAACACCGAGCGAGTTGAGCGGCGACGCAGATCGGGTAGCGCCTGACGATCCAGCTACGTAGCTGTAACTTGAGAGCCACGGACATGCATTCTGCAAATAGGGAACCGCCGAGCCGCTGCTGATGTTCGCGGCATCGCCCTTGATCCAGATGCACAGATCGGGAATGGTGGACGGCAGGCCGCCGCCGGCGCCGGCGATCGCCACTTCGGCCACCGATCCGGACGCGGTCACGGTCGCGCCGCTGGTGAACAAAATCTCGGTGGCGGCAGCGACGGTGGTCACGCCGTCGGAGACGCTCATCGAGCCGCCGCTGTCGCTGCCGCCGCCGCCGCTATCGACATCGGCCGCAATGGTCACAACCGCGACGGAATCGGTTTCCTCGGTGACGGTCGCGCCGACGAACTTGATGCGGCGCGCGCCCCTGACGTTGCCCGCCGGCGAGTCGCCCGATTCGCTCACTTCGATGCCGACGCCCGCGCCGACCGCGGCGTCGATCGCGTCCCAGGCCAAATTGATTTTGACTTCCGGCTCCGACTGCGACGGATCGAGATATTCAAGGCCGAGATTCGGAGTTGCTGTGCCGCTCATATGCTGTGACCTTCTAGGGTGACGGTGGCGATCGCCGGCGTGCCGCGTCCGACGACGGCCGACATCTGATACACGTGAAGCAAGAGGGACGCCGGCGGGCTCTCGAAGTCCGCTTCCCACTCGGCGAGCGTGTACACGACCGACGTGCTGCTGGTCGTGAGCGTGCGCAGCACGATGGCGGGACTGTCGGGCGCGAGGATATCGACCTGGAATGCCAGCGTCGCTTCGGACAGCGGCATGTCGACACCCGACATCAACGTGCGGCCCAGGCGATCGCGCCGCGTCCAACTCAAGAGGATATTGCCGCTCGTCTGGCCCTCGGCCTTCAGGTCGACCGGCGAGAACGGCATGAGCGCCTGGCCGTGGCCGGCGAACGGCGTATCGACACCGCTGCCATAGCTCGCGCCGATCGACACCGATTTGTAAATGAAACTAGCGCCGATCTGTGCGGTGGAGAGCAGCACGCGGTTCAAGTCGCCGGTCGAGAGCATCACCAGCGTGTCGCCGGCTTCGCTCGAGCCGCACACGTACTCGGTGCCGCGCCGGCCGCGCAGCAGCCGCGAGAGTTTCCACTGCGTCGGCGAGACGAGCTCGGCGGTCGCGAACTGCACGATTTCCCAGCGGCCAGGCGCACCCATCGCGGCCGCGTTGCCGCCTGAGAGCACGGCTGAGTCGGTGATCGATTCGAAGGTGAACGTGGCATCGAGCACGTTCACCAGAATCTCGGTCGTATCGTCGAAGTCGAAACACTGCGATGCGGGAATGGCCGCCTGCAACGTGCCGATCGTCGCCTCAGTCGTCAGCGAGAATTGCGGCGTGAAGGTGAGGCCCCCATCGATCGACTGATAGACCACGCAGCCTTTCCAGCGGTTGCCGGTCTCCGTGCGCTGCGCGGCCATGTAGAAACCCGGATTGGAATCCGAGTCCTGCAAGGCCGGCAGATCCAAAAATTCCACCTGCGTGCCACAGAGCAGCGTGAGGGTCTGCGGCAGGCGTAGCGGCGCGTTGGCGACGGCGAACGAGATGTACGCGCCCTCATCGTCGGCCACGCATTTCATGGTGCGCAGCACGCCCGAGGCGTTCGAATCGCTCACGATGCGGATGCGCTGAATCACGCCGTCGACCGGCACGCCGATGCAATCGCCGCACTCGAGCTCCGACCAGGATTGATCGACGGCGAGCGTATAGCCGTTCTGCTGCGCCCAGGTGTCGGCCCAGATGACTTCGGCCGCCTGCAAGGCCTGCGTGTCGCCGAGCACGATCGGCAGTTGCACGTCGACGTCATTGACGCACGAGGAGGTCAGGCGGAACGGGGAGTCCTGCTCGCCACTCTCATAGTCGCGCGAGCTCGCGACGTAGTGCAGGCGGATGGTGCGGGGCAGCGTGCTTTCATCCGCACGCGCCACGGTGATCGAGGGCGGAACTTTGGCATCCGCGCCGCCGCCGTCGTAGCAGCCGAAATCGTCCGTGGTGAAAGTTGCAACCACCGGTTTGCCGCGCGACTGGAAGCGCAAGACCGTGCCCGAGTCGACGGCATCGAAGAACGCGATCGAGCGCAGCGGCGTCAAGATGCTGGCCGCGCTGCACACCTGCGAGATCGCGTACCCGTCCATGTAGATCCCGTTCATGTCGGTGACGTCGATCGCGGTCAGGCCCGCGCGCTGACAGATCGCCGCAATGAATGCGCCGACCGACGCGGCGGCGCCGCCGCCTTCGCAGACTTGCGCGTCGATCGTGTAGCCCCAGTCTTGAATGACCGGGTACTGCTCGCCATAGGTCAGGCCGCCGACCATCTGGCCGTTGGCGACGGCCGCCGCATACGCCGCCGTCCAGAACACTTCATCGTCATACTCCGCGCCGCCGGCGGGGATGCAGGGATTGAGCGGATAGTTGGGCACCGTGGTGAGTTCATCGCCGCCAGCCGGCGCGGACCCGTTCCATTGCTGCAGCACCTTGTAATTTTTCGTGGTGTCGAGAGTCCACGCGCCGCACTTCACGATGTTGCCCTCGGCGTTGTACGCATAGCCCGAGAGCGAGGGGACCGGCGTCAAGCCGCTGCAGGGGTCCGGCGGCGGCGACGGGTAGCGGGTCACCGTGATCACGAGGTCGGCAAGCCGCGCGAACCAGTGAGCCGTGTAGCGGCTGCCGAAGGCATACGGCGGCGGCCAGACCGGCGTTGTATCGTCGGAGCCCGATTCCGCGAGCGCGAGATTCATAGACCCTTCGTACCACCACTGGCTGCCGGGAATACTGTAGAAGCCGGCGAGTCCACCGAAGCCATCGCCCGGCTGCTCCGCGATCGTCAAGCCATTCGCGGGCGGCTCGAAGGTGTAATGCAGGTCGATCGCGCACGGGTCCGGCGTTCCTGGCCGCTGCGCATAAGTCGGTCCATCGGTGGTGTTTAAGTGGAAGGCACCTGGAACGATCGCATAGCCTAAAAGCGAATCCATCGAGTGCCCGTAGAAGCCCGAACCGGCTGCGAGCGCATTTTCCAGGCTCGTGTACATCGTGCCGGACGTCAGCTCGTAGGTGGAGTAATCCGCTAAGTACGGGTCAATGCTGACGATCTGGTAGGTGTTCGCGTTGAGATCCATATCGGCCCACGGATAGAGGATGTTGTTCGAGTACTCCGTGGTGTCGGTGCACAGGCCGGTGCCCGCCTGGTAGCACTCAAATTTGAAATTCGGATGCCGCCAGGCCTGCGCGGTCTGTAACAGCCGCAGCGGATAAACGATGTACGCCAGTCCCCGGAACGCCGGCGTCATGCCCACGCCCTTGATCGCCTCGATGGTCGGATCGGGCATTTGATCTTCGCTGCCGAGATACAGCACGAACGTCTCGGCGTAGACCGCGGAAGCCGTGAGGCGATCCGCATATTGTTCGTCCGTCTCGGCGAGCGTCCCGAGCTCGGTGCTCGCCGCCTGCTGCGGCCGGATGTCGTACACGAGCGTGCCGTTCTCCCAGATGCGCGAGACGCCGCCGATCGCCGTTCCGCCATCCGTGATCGCCTCGCAGAAGCCGATCGCGATCGATTGCTGGTAGCTGTACTGCTCCTGCTGCGGGCCGCCTTTGCCGCCGACGTTGTTCTCGCTCTGGATGTACGGCGCGAGCCAGATGACCGTGCCCGAGACGCACGCGGTGCCGGCCAAGATCGGCACGGGTTCGCCGATGGTGCTGGTGGTCGTGCGGTTGTCGGTCAGCTGCGGGCCGGCCGGCAGCTGCGTCGGGAACAGCGCGGAGCCCGCCAGGCTCCCAAGCGCGAAACCCAATTCGGGATTACCAAAATACGCACCGACGACCGTGCCGACGACGATCAGTGCAGCTTGGCCGAGGTTACTCATACATGACCATCGGGATCGCCCAGAAGCCGGCCGTGCGCTTGATCCAGGGCCGCTGGTAGCCGTGTTCGACCACGCGGCCGACACCCTGGTAACAGTGGATCAGCGTCGAGCCGGTGAAGATGCCGGCGTGCGACGGGTGGCTCGTGTTCGGGAACTGAATCAGCACGAGCGCGGCCGGCTGCAGCTCGATCGTGTGCGTGACGCGATTCAGCGTATCGACCAGCAGTGCTTGCGGGTTCCTCGCATAGTTCAACGGCAGGTTCTCGAGGCCGACCGTGCAGCCGAGCTCGGCGAGCATGCCGCCGATGAATCCCAAACAGTCGCAGCCCATGCGCGTGCGGCCCTGGTGCAAGAAGCGCACGCCGAGCCACTCGCGCGCCTGGGCGATCAGGGCGTCGGGCGTGATCATGATCCGAGCTCGCTGGTGGTCGTGGGGCCGGCGGTGAGCGAATCGAGGCCCGGGATGTACATGCCGGGGGCGCGAATATTCAGGATGTTGCGGTAGATCTTGCCGCAGGTGAGCGGCTGGCGATCGCAGCCCGGCTTGAGCGTGAACGCGTCCCCGGGCGCCATCGGGTTCGGGAATTGATCCCAAAATTGCACCACGCCGCCGTTCGCGTTGGGATCGAGCTTGACCTCGCGAAAGTAACCGGCGTTGGCGCCGCTGGTGAACGTCAATTTGCCGCCGACATAACTGAAGCCCGACGGCGGCGAGCCCTGCACCAGGTCGACGGAGAACTGCTGCAAGGTGTCCGGTTCCGCCACCGTGCCGGTGATGATGTGGGGAGTCACGTTGAATTTGCAGCGCGCGTCGCCGAACTCGACCACGTTGCACGACGCGGTAAAGGTGCGGATCACGGTCTGCGACAGCCGCTGCGTGAGGCCTCGAACTTCGGTCGTGTACTTGCCGTCGCTGTCGCGGCTGATGGTTCCCAAGAAACCCGACTTGATGATGTAGTAGCCGTGGGCGGGCGCCATCCAGTTGCACACCAGCACCGTCAC